CGGTTACATTATGCACAAATCAAATGGTGACCAAGTGCCGTTTTTGCCGGACGAAATTTATCACGACAAACGACCAAACCCGTTCAACGAATGGCGTGGCATGTCCGTTATGGAACGCGCATCGACATATATTGACACGGAAATCACCACATCAGTGTTCACATTGAATTATATGCGCAACAACGCGTCACCATCCGGAATTGTATCGTTACCTAACATGGACAAACCGACATTCAACCAATTCGCGCAACAATGGCGCGAGGGATACGAGGGTCCGGAAAATGCCGGCAAAACCGCGTTCATTCGTGGCGGTGAAGCGACATTCAAAGCCGTTGGCGCAACATTGAAAGATGTTGACCAAAAAATAACACGCGAAATGGCAAAACAAGATGTGTTAATGATGTTGGAAGTTCCGAAAGAAATTTTGGGAATGACTGACGGCGGTGCATTGGGTCGTTCAACAGTCGAAGCATTTACATATGTATTCGCACGGGAAACCATTGAGCCAATTATGAAACGGTTGGACCGCATATATGAAACGATATTATTGGGTCAATCATTAAATGATGGCGCAATGGAAATCGAACACGAATCACCGATACCGGATGACAAAGAATATCAATTGGCACGACAAGAAAAAGGCACAAACGTTTGGATGACCGTCAACGAAGCGCGCGCCATTGATGGTCTGCCACCAATAGACGGCGGTGACGAGTTGCAACCGAAAAACACGGTTCCAATTGCACCTGTTGCCGGAAAATCGATTCAAACCGCTAAAAAAACGTTGGTTTTAAAGAAAAAACCATCGGCATCGGAACAAGCAAAATTATCACACGATAAAAAAGAACAATTCCGCAAAGATTTGGTTGAAACAAATGACGTATATGCAAAAAAATTAAAAACCGCATTATCGAAATTTGCATCCGGTCAATTGGACCGCGTGATTTCATCAATCAATGCTACAAAAAAGGCATACGAAGAATGGTTATTCCACGTCAAAGACGAAGCCGAATTAATGGCGGAAGTCGTAACGCCGGTTATATTAGATTTGATGGACGCGCAAGCGCAAGACGTTACCAACTTTATTTCCGGCGAAGTATTAGTGATGCCACCGGAAGTGATTAAAAAAGTTGAATCAAACATATTAAAATTGTCCGCCGATTATAATTTGGAAACATATAAAAAATTGGAAAAGATTATTGCCAAAGGTGTTGAAAATGGCGATTCATTAGTCAAAATCAAAAAATCAATTGAATCAGAATATACCAACATCAAAGGGTACCGTGCCGAACGAATTGCGCGGACCGAAACATTGCGTTCATCAAATGAAACTGCCGAATACGTTTATAAATACAACGGATTTTCGTCCGTCCAATGGTTCACAAATCCTGGCGCATGTGAATTTTGTCAAACATACGAGGGGCAAGTGAAATCAATCGGTTCAACATATACGCAAATCGGTGACGTTGTAACCGGTGCCGACGGTGGTCAAATGTCAATTACCTATGACAATATTGATACGCCACCATTGCACCCTAATTGCACCTGTTCATTGGTGCCGGCGGATTAACACATGTTGGACAACAACGATTTATACAATGAAGAACAAATTGCATTATTAAAAGATATTAAATTTGCAATTGCTTCAAATTCGTATAAAGGTTTCAACCATCGTGGAGAATACAAAAAAGGTGTCAAATACGACATCGGCGATTTGGTTATGAAAAATGGTAGTTCGTTTTTGTGTTTAAAAACCACATCCGGTGACGACGTTGATAATTTAGAATATTTTGCAATCGTTGCACAAAAAGGTGAAAAAGGCGATGTCGGCGCAATTGGCGAAACCGGTCCACAAGGTATTCAAGGCGAAACCGGAAAAGCCGGAATGCAAGGACCGCGCGGTCCACAGGGTCCACAGGGTCCAAAAGGCGACAAAGGTGATAAGGGCGACAAAGGTGACAAGGGCGTTGATGGAAAACGTGGTCCAAAAGGCGACAAAGGTGATACGGGCGATTCCGCATATGAAGTGTGGTTATCAGAGGGAAACAAAGGCACGAAACAAATGTTTTTGTGGTCGTTGCGTGGTCCATCAGGCGCACCTGGTCAAAATGGTGGTGGTGGCGGTGGTGGTGGTTCCGGCGACGTAACTGGTCCGGCGTCATCAACCGATAATGCAATTGTTGTATTTGACGGGGCAACAGGGAAAATAATAAAAGATTCAGGGCGAAATTTAGGTGAATATGCGACATTAGCCGGCGACGAATTATTGTCAAATAAAACTTTGGAATCGCCTATTTTCACGGGAACACCAACCGGATTGACAAAAACTGATGTTGGACTTGATAATGTTGACAACACAGCCGATTTGGATAAACCGACATCGAATGAAACAAGGGCGTTAATAATAGCAATGGCGATAGCTTTATAGGAGTAACATGAAAAAATTAGTAACATCATACACATTCGTAGCGGCAAGCAAAACAGTTCAATCGAGCGAGTTTACATCATTAAAAAACATTCTTTTGATTACGAATGTCACTGATAACATCATTATTTATAACTTTGCCGATGCAACAAAAGGTGGAACATTCAGTGGTTCGACAGTCACATTAACGTATGACACCTCATCAATGAGTAATAGTGATGATTTACAAATATTTATCGACGACGCAACAAATGTCACGAGTACAGATGGTGCAACTGCGCCAGGTAACGCATTAGTTATTTCGGGTGTTACATCAGGTGGTGTTGCGCAAACCATTGAAACAAATGCATCAGGTCACATAAACGTAGCCGATGGTGGTAGTTCATTGACGGTTGACGGAACGGTTGCAACCTCAAACTTACCATCAACCGTTGACACAAACTCTGGTAACAAATCTGTTTCAACTCTTAGAACCGTATTGGCTACCGACCAACCGGCATTAACAACTGCCGGACTTATTTCAGTGAAAACTGACCAAACCACACATGGAACGACCGACCTTGTTGCCGCTGATATTACGAAAATCGCAGGAAGTGCAATATCTCAAGGCAACGGCACAGCCGCTTCGGCAATACGAGTCGCTTTGCCAACCGACGGAACGGGCGTTGTTGGTTTAAACGCCGGTTCAAATATTATTGGGAAAATTGCCATTGACCAAACAACCAACGGCACAACAAATAATGTCACGTTGCGTGACGCAACATATGCAAAATTTGTTTGTGACACGTCGACATTAGCCGCCAACACAGTTAAAACAGCAACATTGACTGTTTCAGGGTTTACCGCAGTCGAAATTGAAATATGCAATGTTAACGGTGCATCGACAATTTATTTCACATTGGATGGCACAACACCATCATCAACAAACTTCTCAGGAGTATTATTAGCAACGCCGGACCGACAAATATTGCCGTGCAATGGAACACCAACATTGAAACTAGTTTCAGCCGGTACACCAATTTGGTCAGCAACAGTTAGAGGTGTTTGATGACAACTCTTAAAACAGGTTCAACACTTACAACCGGAACCGCAATTGGCGATACATCGCCAGGTTTGACTATCACGTTCGGTTCAACCGCCGGTTCAAGCGTTCAGGGTTTCCAAATAACCGACTATTTAAATGCCCCTATATTCGCCGTGCCAAAGGCTTCAAACGGTCAAATAGCAGTTTATGGTGATTATTTCGGGGCGTATAACAGTATTACAACTAATGTCGGCATCAAATCCGATGGTAAGCGAAACCCTGGTGCATTATGGATGACAGACGGAACAGCTATGGGTATGCGTTGGTGGAGTGGAACCGGCGCGCCATCATCGACAACAGTCAACGGTCCGGCAAATCCTGGCGACATTTATATTCGTCGTGATACGCCATCAACCAGTAATCAGCGCGTTTATGTATGCACCGCCGGTGGTTCACCTGGCGTATGGGAAGGCAGATTATGAGTACGCGTCGTTCACGAAGTTTTACAGCCAAACCGGATTTAGTGTCCACGACTTTGATTTATCCAATGACATTAACAACTGAAACTAACACGGTCAATGCCGGACTAACAATAACCGCCAATGCTTCATCGCCACTTAGCCAAAACCCGTTTCAGGTGCAAAATTCAGCCGGTACAATTTTGTGGTCCGTGCCTGTTGCCGGTGGTCCAAAAACGAATGGCAAAGATGCACGGGCATACAATTCAGCCGGTACAAAATACGTTGCGTATAATGGACAAAATACACCGCAATATTACGAATATTATGACGGCACAAGTTCATATAAATTATGGTCCGGCATTGGCGCACCATCATCTGACACTGTTGGAACGGCGAGTGCCGGTGATTATTATTGGCGACGCGCAACATACGATTACCCTATTATGGTAGGCAAATCAGTGTCTATTGGTGCCGTTACAGCTAACAGGTATCAATCAGTTACAGCTTCAAACAACCAGGTAGCAAGCTCATCTGAAAACAACGTCGAGTCAGTTCTACCAGCCAAAGCATTGTTTTCACAATTTAAAATGGTACTCGCAACCGCACCTGGTGCAAGTGTTACCCGAACGGAAGCTTTACGATACAACGGTGGTGCTTCTAGTTTAGCGTTTACTATTGCTGACCCTGCAACATCTGGTAGTGATACAACGCACACCGCAATTACCTATCCAGACAACACGACAAACAAAACAATTTCAATCGCTTCATCTGCTAACGCAACCCCAACAGCTAGCCTTGCCAAATGGCGATTACTACAAACCGCACCAAACCAACACCTATACTCAACAACCAACGCAGCCACATCCGCAAGTGCCGTTCGTTATGTTGGTATACAAGATGCTGGTATTGGAACTACGGCAGCGTCAGTTGCTCAGATATTCCCTGATACTGGCAAATTGGTTAGCTTTACGGCTTGCTTATCTGTATCGGCTGGTGCTGGTTCATACACCGTTACGCTCTACAAGGGTACATTTGGTTCAGAAACAGCGACAAGTATTTCGTTTACATTGACGGGAACATCACCACAATTATTCTCACCATACGAAACAAGTATAGACGTAGCACCAAACGACAGTTTGTATTGGCAAATTACCCCGAACAACACACCGACAGTAGCCGTTATTGAACTTTCTATGGAGTATGCGTCTTCAACCGCAGGGAATTATGTTCTACTCGGTGGGAACGGTGGTGCAAACGTATCAAATACCGCTACTTCTTTCAATAATTGGTACGGTAATGCAGCCTGGAACGCCACAGAAGCGAACGTACAAGCATTGGGATATGCAACAACATTAAAAGCATTATATGCACGATTAAACACTGATACTGGTGCAGCGAAAACTCGAACGTGTACATTTAGAATAAATGGTGCCGATACCGCCGGCACCGTCACGTTTAATAATACCGGTACCACAAAAAACTGGACTGGTTCAGTTTCAATTGCAACCGATGACAATATTTGTGTTAGTACTGTACCGACAGGAACGCCAACAGCAGCCAACATGAGATACAGTCTTTGTTTGAATGCCTCTATTACATCAACGGCAACAATGTATGTTTGCACGGTCGGCGGAAGTCCTGGAACGTGGGGTCAAGTAATATGAGCCGTTCAGAAATTGTTGGTTCAAATCAAACAACGCCTGGCGCAATGACCGCACCATCGACATTGTTGACGGATACGACATCAACGACAGGGTTATTAATTAAACAAGGTGCCGGCGCGCCAGCAACACAAGTGCCATTACGCGTTGTCGACAGCACCGGTTCAACATTGTTTGAAGTGACCAATGCAGGACACGTTGCAAGTTATGGTATGCGGATGGGCGCAGCGAATGGGGTGTTTACATCGGGCGTATATTTAAACGGTCAAGGCAGTATTCCATGTTTACAATTACCCGATGGAACATCAACAAACGGCATGAAATTTTATATGGGAAGTGGTTTACCAAGTGGCACGACTGTAAACACCGGACAGGTTGGCGATATATATTTGCGAGTCGACACACCATCAACCGTAAGCCAAAGAGTTTACATATGCACGGTTGCCGGTACGCCTGGAACATGGAATGGCATTGCATAAATAATGGTTGATGTACGATGCAAAAATTGTGACAAATTACTGGCAAAAGCCGACGTGTTTATTGGCGCATTGAAATGTCATCGTTGTTACATGATATTTGAATATAAAATATATCCGAACAACTTGACGGTCACAAACACTTATGAAATAATGCACCTAGTGACCACCGAGTCCGTTCCGGAAAATCCGGAATCAACCTCTGTTATAAAACGCAGGGGATGACGCGGTGGTATTTTTTATTTAAAGAAAAGGAAACAAAACAATGCACGTAAAATCAGCCGGTATCATTGAAAAATCAACCAAACTGCAAGACGGTCAGGTTGAATTTGTCGTATCGACAAACGCGATTGATGCGCACGGTGAACGTATCAACGTTGATGGAATCGACATAAAAGATTACAAGAAAAACCCTGTTGTTTTATACGGACACGATGGTTTCAATTTACCGATTGCCAAAACAACTAAAATTTGGAAAGAAGCCGGCAAATTAATGGCGGTCGCACAGTTTTATTTGAAAGACGCATTTGCAAACAAGGTTTACAACTACATCATTGACGGTTATTTGAACGCCGTGTCAATTGGCGGAATGGTTACGGAATGGGGTGCCGATGGTATGACCATAGATAAAATGAACATGAAAGAGTTTTCAGTTGTCACCATACCGGCAAACCAAGAAGCGTTGGTCGCATCCAAATCATTATCCGGTGAACAATTGACCGAATTGGACGGCATGGCAAATGCATATGCGCGAAAAATGTTATCCGATACAACCGACGCATCGGACATTCAAAAAAGTATTCAAACACTTGAAACTCTCGTTGCCACTTTAAAGGAAGTAGCTTTTATTGGCGAAACCGGCGAGCAACAGGCTGACGAAAGTTCGATTATACCAAATCTGCGAGTTGTTTTGCGCACGGCGCAAGCGGTCGATAAACAAACAGAGTTGGTTATCAAATTAGCAAAAAATCAAGGAGATAAATAATGTCACAAACTGACGAACAGACAATCGAAATTAGCGACGAAGTCGTGAACGCGGTTGCACAAAAAACTCTTGAATCAGTAAAAGCAGAAATGCCAAGTGCTGACCAAATCGCTGAAAAGGTTGCATCGATGATGACCGAAAAAAGCGAAAAGACTCTTAAAAAAGACATTCACGATGATGGTGACGACGGCGATGCCGGCGCAACCGCAAGTGTTCGTAACATGAAAAAGGGTCTTGAAACATTACCAAAGGAAATCAGATTTGCAAAAGGTCTTTTGGCACACGTCAACAAAGACGCACAAGGCATTTCGGAATACAATTCATACGTTAACAAATCATGGACCGATGTTCACAAGGCAAACTACCAAAACGTCACAACAAGTGCCGACGGTGGTTCACTCGTACCGGACCCTGAATTCATTGCGGAAATCGAACGATTGACAAATGAATATGGTGTCGTCGCACGTTTGGCAGATGTCCGAACAACCGACCGTGATAGCGTTACTTTACTTGCTGGTACAAACGAAATTTCGTTTACATCTGCATCTGAAGCCACCGCCGTTAATGCACAAAAATTGACATACAGCGCAGCAACTGCATCGCTTAACAAATACATTGCCACATTGGTGATGACAAGCGAATTGGTTGAGGATAGCGCAATTGACATTTTCCAAGACGCAACAAACGAAATCGCACGCGCACGTGCAAAACTGTTTGACCAATTGGTATTCACCGACAACACATATGGAATTCTTACTCCAAGTGTAGGTGAATCATACAAGACGCAAACCGTTGGTGCAGCGATTACAAACTTTGACGCCGATGACGCAATGAACGCACGATACAAGGTTGTTGGTTCTGCACGAACTAACGGTCGATACTTCATGCACCCTAGCGTTTGGAATTACCTACGACAAACAAAAGAAGCCACAACCGGCGGATACTTGTTTGGTGGTGTTGGTCAATCCGTCACACCAATGATTGACGGTGTACCCGTTGAATTGGTTGACATCTTCCCTGAATACGGAACAATCGGTGCCAACAAGGCATTTGCATGTTTCGGTGATTTGAAGAGAATCAAAGTCCACGTTAAGCGACTTTTGGAAACAAAAGTATTTGACAGTGGTACCGTGAAAGATGCCGGTGGTTCCGACATTAACCTGATTACTCAGGATTCATGGGCTATGCGTGCAACACTTCGATGTGTTCCACAAACGCGATTCACAGATGCATTTACAATAATTGGTACCGGAAACGTATCTTAATCAATTGTAATAACATCCTGAAAGGAATCTCGTATGGCACAAATTAGCAAACTGAAAGTAGCCGCTGGAAGTCTTGTCACATTTGGTGGTGTTGATTTAGGTCACACCGTCGATGGCGCGGAAATAGAAATCAAGCGAGAATTTACTGAAATCAATGCCGACGTTTACGGAAAAACACCTATTGATTTTATATTGACTGGTCAATCGGCAACGGTTAAGTTAAAACTTGCGGAAATTCATCCGTTGACAATGGCATACGTTGTTCCGGAAGCGGACTGGGATGTTGGCACCGTCAGCGACCAAGTTCACTTCGGTTCAAAAGCCGGTTACAGCTTGCGCAATGATGCCTTAGATTTAGTGATTACACCGCAAGGTGGAAACACAGATGGAAAAATGACATTTACGTTTTTTAAAGCAGTTTCGACCGATAACATGAAACTCGCCTACAAAATAGACGAACAAAGTGTTTTCGAAGTTACGTTTACCGCGTTGGTTGACGAATCACGCGCATCAACGGACGGTCGATTGCTTGGACGCATGGGTCCATTAGCCATCAGCTAGGCATATCGCAACGGCGCAAATTAGCCACTTATTTAATAGGTGGCTTTTTTGTTTGGTGTTATACTGAAAATGTGTTATCTAACTATTACAACTCGGCATTATTAAAAATAAGGGAATACAAAAATGGCATTGATAAGTCAATCCGACGTCGAAGCGAGATTGGGGCGAACGTTGACCGCAGAGGAAACAACGTCGTTCACGATAATCAACAACGCAAATCAAGCATACGTCGAAAAACTAATCGGAAGTAAAGTCGAATCCGTATCGGCAACGTCACGATATTTCGATGGCGGTGTCCAACATTTGCCAATAGACCCGTGTACGTCCATATCAGCGGTTTCAATCGTTAATGACGACCAAACGGTTGAATATACTTATTTGTCATCCGATTACGTTGCGGACCCTGCAAATCGCACATTAAAAACGCAATTGCGCAACCGGTCCGGCAAATTTCCAATTGGTATTCAAAATTTAAAGATTACCGCTAAATATTCTATTTATGAAGACACCGACATATTAAACATTGTTAAAGATGCATTAATCGAATCGTTGGTTTCCGAAATTGATAATTCCGATTCCATATTAAAAGAAACAATTGAGGGTTACAGCGTCGAACGTGCCGAATCACAATCAAAAGATTTATTGGATTCAATCAAATATTTGTTTCCGGAGATTTAAATGAAACCACCGATGTTGCATACTGCATACAAAGTGACAACCACGCGCGATGCGTATGGTTCGTTTACGGCATCGGGTTCGACGGCATTGCCATGTCATTTCCGTGTTAATAATTCACAAATAACTGGTTCCGGCGATGAAACCGTGCAATCAGATGCAATGGCATGGTTTGAACCGGATAGCGGAATCGCATTAAAAGACATAATTCGGTTTGGAAGTCGCCATTATAGAGTCGAACGCGTCATTGAAGCGCGACGATTACGCGAAACCGCCGTTCAATTCATCAAATGTGATTTGAAAATTTATGGGGTAATTTCGTGAGTTACGATGTAAAGGTTATTAATAATTTGCCTAAATTTAAAACATCCGCACATAACGTATTGGCGGACGCAATCAAAGAAGCCGCAAAAGACATTGTCATTGATTCACGAAACAAAGCGCCATTTAAAAAGGGCGCATTGCGTAATGAAGCGCAACCGATTGTTGATGTATCGCCATTGCATAAAAAAATTCAATACACCGAAGAATATTCGGCATACCAAGAATTTGGTGGTGATGGCAAACGCGTTGTTCGAAGATACTCAACACCTGGAACCGGTAAACACTTTTTGAAAAACGCCGGCGACAAACAGGTGGCAAAACTAAAAATGACGTTTAAAAAACATGGCGAAAGGGCGCGCGCGTAATGGATATTGCATATCAAATCGCATCATATTTGGCGACCGCAGGGTTTGGAACATTGGGAACATCTATATTTGCAAGCCAAATTCCGGATGGAGTAAATGGCGTATGGGTTGAACGATTAGGCGGTCAATTAAATAAATACGTTCCGTTGGAAGAATCGGTGTTATTAATATATTCGAAAAATACCAACGGGCAATCGGCGGTCCAAAAATTAGAAGAAATAAAACGATTTATCCACAGAATGCACGACGCATCATCCGGAACGGCATCAATATATTCGTTTTTGGTTTTGGGTGATATTGAAATTGTGCAACGTGATATAGAATATGCACAGGTATATAAATTAACATTACAGGTGATATACCGCGACACCGGTGTCATCAGTTAAAAAGGAGTATAAAATGCCAACACTAAACGATTTGCAACCGCAAAAATTTACCGTCGAAATACGGGGCGTTATTTTGCAATGTTCACCATTGCGATTATCACATGCATTAATCATTTCAAAGATTGGCAAAGTATTGCAAGAACCAGAAAATGTATCCGTTGCGGAAATCAAGCAAGCCGAACGCGACATGGATGAGGTTATAAATGAATTAATACCTGAATTGAAAACTGTTCATTTGGATATGATGGACACCGTTTCATTAATCACACAAATGGCAGAGGGTATCACGCCGGAAGATTCAAAATTTTTGGATGAACAGGGGGTGAAATTTGATGACGGTTTAAAAGCACAGGAACAAACGACATCGACGACGACGGGGGCAAATGGCTAATGTTGATTCCGCAATTTATTCGGTTTTATGGGTACACATTGGGTGACGCCATGAATGAATATGCGGTCACGTTTTTTTCATTATGCAATGACATGTTCCGTATTCGTGCCGGTGAAACAATCGATATGGCATCCGCAATGAATGCCAACGAAGAAATTATGGAATATTTACGCGAACAAGAAAAAGGAATTGCCGGCATTGTTGCCGAAGTTAAAACAGCAAAAAAGGTTAAAAACAAATGAGTACAGAAGTCGGTGCCATTCATTATGATTTAAAATTGGATACATCCAAATTTGATTCCGCATCCGAAAATATTAGCAAAAAATTAGGTAATGTTGGAAAAGCTGTTGCCGTTGGAACGGCGGTTGCCGGCGCGGCTGCGGTCGCGTTTGGCACAATGGCGGTCAAAGCGTATCAGGAAACTGAAATTGCACAAAAATCATTGGAACACGCTGTTATTGACGTAACACATGCCACCAAAGCGCAATTGGCACAAACATCTGCATTGGCGGACCAATTGGAACGCAAGGGCGTATTGGATGGCGATAATATTAAATTGGGGTTGGCGCAATTATCGACATTCGGATTATCAAACAAAGCCGTTCAAAATTTGGGCGGTTCATTGGCGGATTTGGCAGTCAACCAGTATGGTGTGAACGCATCCGGCGAACAGCTTGCCGATTCCGCAAACATGATTGCAAAAGCGTTGAATGGTCAATTCGGCGTATTGGAAAAATCCGGTATACGGTTTACCGAAGCGCAAAAGAAAATAATTGAATTTGGAACCGAAGAACAAAAGGTCAAAGCCATTAACGAGGGGTTTGCGCAAAACCTTAAATTTACAAACGAAGTTGCAAAACAAACATCCGCCGGCGGAATGGCGCGGTTGAAAGTTGCATTGGGTAACATGCAAGAATCATTCGGTGGTGCCATTGCAAAAGGCATTGGACCGTTCATTGTCAAAATGGCGGATATTGTTTCCAAAATAGATTGGGATGGAACAATCAATTCGATTAAAAATTTGATTTATACATTAACAACGGGCAACTTTAATGGCGGAATATTTGGTCAAGCCGAAGATTCGGCGTTTGTTAATTTCTTATTCAACATACATCAATGGAGTAAGACCGCTTTTGAAACAATGAAAAAAGTGATTGATTTTCTTATGCCGTCATTGATGGCGTTATGGAATACGTTTGAAACGCAATTATTGCCAACGTTACAGCGATTATGGCAACAAGTAATTGTGCCGTTGGCACCGGTCATTGGCGTTATATTGGTTGGCGCATTGTACGTGTTAATAAATGCATTGCGCATCGTATGGTCAGCCGTTTCGGTTGTTATCAACATATTCATTTCGTTGTTTACATTTTTCACGGTTACATTGCCGAATGGTATTATGACGGCGTTCAATTGGATTGTTGCAAAAGTGATTTGGTTGAAAGATAATTTTTGGACAGTCGTCGGCGAGGTGATAGGGTTTTTTGCAACGTTGCCAATCAAAATACCAATTTTAATCGCCGGCATGATTTACAAAGTCATTTCATTTGTTGCATCGATTAATTGGGTGAATGTATTTGTTGGCATATGGCACGCGATGCGTTGGGTGTGGGATAGAATTTGGGATACCGTTAAAAACGTATTCAATATGATTGGAAGTATCAATTGGGGCAATTTGGCAATGGGAATTGGCAAAGGGTTTATCAATGCGGTCATTGGCATCATTGAGGGCGCATTGAAAGGCGCGTTAAAGGGATTACCTGGCAATTTGGAAAATAGGATTCATTTGCCACGATTTGCACGTGGAACGGCATATGCGCCTGGCGGAATGGCAATTGTTGGTGAACGCGGTCCGGAATTGGTCAATTTGCCACGCGGTTCACAAGTGTATTCCAACCAACAATCACAAGCGATGATGCAAAATTCAGGGCAACCAGTTAATATTAATATAGGTGAAATACACAATGAACAAGATGAATCATTTGTATTGCGCCGAATCGACCGCAATTTTAATCTCGCAGGAGTTGGGATAAGTCCAATCGTATGAGTCAAACACAAACAACAGTAAGTTATAACGGCATCGAATTAACGTCAATCACAGGGTTGACCATATTGGCGACCAATCCATACGTGCCGGCAAAACGAAAATTATCACGTAATTTATTGGCACGAACAAACAAATCAAAGACTAATTCGGCATTTTATACCGAACGCGAATTGCAAATCAAAATAAACATATCGCGCGAAACACGTGATTTGTTGGAACAATCAATTGATTCATTAATGACCATATTGCAAGGGTTGGAAAAAGATTTATTGGTCCGTCAAGCAGGAACGACACGAAAATACGTTGCAACATATACTGATGCCGTGATTTCTAATTCCGGCGGTTCATATATAACAATGGATTTGGTATTTGTAACATCCGACCATTTCGGGTATGACAATGTGACGACAACCAATTTGACGGTTGGAACATATACTGGTGGCAACCGGCAAGACGCATTGACGTTTGGTGGTTCGGCACCGTTGCAACAACCAACCATCACGGTCACATTCAGTTATGTATACGATGCGACTGCAAAAGACGTTGTAATTGGCAACGCGAATTTGGGTATGGCAATTACAATTAACCGTGTATGGACAACATTGGATGTTTTGGTAATCGATGCATCCGCACAATCAGTCAAAGTGAATGGTGTTGAAGTTGCATTTACGGGCGCAATACCGGAATTTGCAGTTGGTGAGGGAGTTTTGACTTACAATGATACGTTTACCGCACGAACGGTATCGTATGTTGTGACGTATGTTAAGAGGTACATATAATGGTTTCAACCGGCGTAATAGTACCAAAAACATACGTTTATAAAGTATCGCGGAACGGAACATATCTCGGTATGTTAACAAACGTTGTTTCGCAATTTAATTATCAACAACAAATCCGGACCGCCGGTTCACAAATGACCATTCAAATTGAAACGACCGCCGACACCGCCGACCAACCGGTTGAACAAATATTGGACCAATCCGGAAATCCAATCACAACCGAAGATAATCAACCAATCACCACCGAACGTGTACCGGATGTTGTTGGCGATGGCAACGAAGAAAATCTAATCCGCAATGACAACGACATTGAAGTTGTTGAATATTCAACATACCATCCGAACGGCATCACCGTATTCCAGGGGTACATCGCCAAATGGAAAGTAACGTTTGGTGCCGACGACAATATTGAAATAACGGTTATTTCACATGGTCAAGACATGTCACAATATTTAGTTGAATCGGGCGACACGGCATATATTTCACAAACGGCACAAACAGGCACAGGTTATTCAATCAAATATGTTGATAAAGGCAGTTGGTTTGATTTTGCAGCGCAAACATTTACTATGCCATTAACAAAAACCGTTGATGCGATTACCGTAATGGTAACGACCACAATGGCTTGTTCTGTTGTTGTATCAGTAAAACAAATGTTAGGTACTTCGCCAAATCCAAGTAGCGACACACTGGTTGCGCAAGGTTCGTATTCTGTTTCCGGCGCGGTTACGCAACAAGAAATTAAAGTTGCGTTCAACGCTGCAACAGATTTAGCAACGGGGTTGACGTATTATATTGTTATCGCATCTAGTGACACTGGTTCGGCATACGCTATTGCATCAAACGCAAACCCTTATGCAAATGGTTCTGTTTATACATATTCGTATTACGGCACATCGTATAGTGCGGTTACAAATTATTCCGGTTCAGATTTATATTTTATTATTTGGCAATATGGCGGTTCAACAAATGCAACATACACAAATGCCGACGCAACCGCAATATTAACTGATATAATATCAGAATACCAATCGCGCGGTGGTGAAATATCAACGCCGACGAATCCAATTACGCCAATCGTTACACAAAACAAATCCGGCACAACATTGCCAACCGCATATTGGTCAATGGCATATTGCCAATCATTTACACCGACATCAAATTTAAATATTAACATTGTGCAACTTGCCGTGTCCGTGACATCTAATTCACAAAATTTGTATGTGGAAATTTGGCGTGGCAATCCTGATTTAGATTCATTGGTAGTTATGGGTGGTTTGGGAACATATACAAACGGCGGTGGTTCAACATTGGTTGCAACATCGCAAACCGTGTCAATAACAAACACGACCAAAAAAGTAAAATCTTTTAAATTTAATTCGACCGTTTCATTGACCTCTGGTCAACAGTATTTTTTGCGGTTCTTTTTCCAACAAGGTCAAATTGGGTATTTAAAGTTTTATGGAATGGGAAATGGTGATTTGCCAATTACAGCGGCAATGGTCGGAAATTTATATTTTGGGCTAGTTACAGTAAATAACAGCGGTTCAAATATTGATTACGATTCCGCATATCCGGCAATGTATTTTAATTTGGGTTATGCGAATCCAATGCCAGCCGTCGCAGAACCTGGATATACCGATTCAGGCAATTTGGTAACATATACGTTTAAACAACAAACGATTTTGGAAGCGGTAAACGTAATTTCAAGCCTGTTGCCTTACAACTGGTATTGGTACGTTAATCCGGCGGACGATGTTTTGTATTGCCAGCCGGTTGCAACAACCGCCGACCATATCATTATTAAAAATCGGCACATTGATGAATTGTCATTGGAAGCGACGAAAGAACATTTGACCAACGTGGTATATTTCACCGGCGGACCGGTTGCAAGTGTCAACATATTTACAAAAACAACTGACGCAACATCGTTAGCGGACAACCGTGTCGGGTTGGCAAAATTATCTGACAACCGAGTTATTACCGACACAAACGCAACGTTAATATCTCAAAATTATATTGATTTACACAATGCCGAAGAATACACATCACAAATTACCGTGTCCGATTCCGTGTATGATATATCCACATTTCAATTAGGTGAAACCGTACAATTTGCAGGGTTTGGCACGTTCATGGATAAATTATTATTACAAATCGTCGGTATTAATCGGGGCGTTGAATCTGTTACACTTGACGTAGGCGTATTGCCAAAACGTGCATCAAAACAAGTCGATGATTTGGAACGCGACTTGGCAAAACAGGAAACATTAAACAATCCGGCGGTACCAACATAATGAGTAAAAAAGTTTCCGAATTACCAACAGACACAACGCCGACCGGCACAGATTATGTGGTGGTATTGGATGTTGAAACAAACACATTGAAACGCGTCAAAATATCTGATTTGTTTTCACAAGCGTTAATTGGTTCAACTGGATTGGCGGATTTAGCGGTTTCAACTGCAAAAATCGCGACTAACGCGGTAACAAAAGCAACGCAAGTTTGGAACAATTTGTCAGCCGGAAGTCAATCAATTACAAGCACGTCGTTTGTTGACGTTACATATTGCACGGGAACATTGGTAACAACTGGTGGTGATTTACTATTTACCGGAACATTTAGTGGTTACACAAATGCAATAAACACTTCGTTGGATTATAAATTGTTAATTGGTTCCACTGATTTGCCAAATTCAACTGGGTTTCATTTTTTTATGAATCCGAACGGTTATCACACTAATATACCAATTATGTATGTGATGACTGGTATTGTTGCCGGAACATACACGGTGAAAGCGCAATTAAAAGTAAATGCTAACACATTTCAAACTGATACAAATGACAGAGCAAATCTAACAGTTGTGGAGTTAAAAAAATAATGGGTGTCAAAATATCTAATTTACCAAACGATTCGGCACCAACAAACACTGATTACATTGTTGTGTACGATGCGGAAACGGGCGCAACCAAAAAAGTATTATTATCCAATTTATTTTCACAGGCATTAATTGGAACGTCCGGCATTGCCGATGACGCAATTACGTCAGCAAAATTGGATGGCATTGACAAGTCGTTATTGTCTGTTGATTCAAACCCGTATAAGTTTTCGGCATACAATGGTTCGAGCCAAACAACGGTTGCAACCACATGGACAAAATTGCAATTCAACACCGAACGGTATGACACAAATAATAATTACAACACAAGCACATATGGTTATACGATACCCGTGAATGGTTATTATTTATTCATTGTGATGGTGCAATTATTATCACAAGCCGCATCGCCGTTTTTGGTTAGTTTTTCAAAAGACGGAACAACCGAATATAAGCGTGGTTCTGAAATTCCAAACACTACTGGGAACATTACCCTAAATGGCATAATGGTTGATTCATGCACCGCCGGTCAAATTGTTTATCCGATGTATTATTCGGGGCAATCTGGTAAAACAATAAACAACAGCATTGTCACGAGTACATTTGAAGGATTTTTAGTAAGTAGGACATAACATGCCAAAGATTTCAAATTTACCAATTTTAACTGCACCGGACGGAACTGATTATATTGTTGTGTTGGACACGTCGACCATGACCACAAAAAAAGTGGTATTGTCAGATTTATTGGCGAACAACGCATTGGTCGGCACGTCGGGTTTGGCAGATTCGGCAGTATCAACCGCCAAAATAGCTGATGACGCGGTGACGGATGCAAAATTGGATTATCCTCGTTTTTATCAAGAGATTGCGCGTACAACACTATCGGTTGCCGGCGATACAATCACCGTATCATCGATACCGGCACGCCAATACTTGCGTGTGCATTTTTATTTTTACGCCACAGGCGGAACATTAAATTCACAATACCGATTCAATTCTGATTCGGGGAACAATTACGCCGAAAAATATTTCAACAGTTTTGCTACGCCAACAGACATAGTCAACACAAATATATTAGACATGGATAACGGTTCACCGGCATCGGGGGGTGTGGTGTTTGGCACCATTGACATAATCAATATTGCATCAAGGGAAAAACATGCATTTTTAACAAGTCAACAATGTGGCACCGGTGCAGGAACTGCGCCATTCCCACAACAAGTGTCGCAAAAATGGGTGAACACATCCGCGCAAATTAATACTATAACCGTCACGAATAGTGGTACGGGAGATTTTGCAATCGGGTCAGAAGTGGTAGTTTTGGGACACGATTGATGATAAGCTAAAAACATTATGTCAAAACCAACAATCGATACCATCCAAAATCGTATTGACAGCATCATTGATGAAGTCAAAGAATTGAAAGATAACAAAGCCGATAAAACAATCATTGCGTTGGAATTGGAATTGATTAAAAAAGATATAACGGTGGTTACGCGCGAACAGGCGCGAGTGAATTCATACGGAAAATGGGTTATACTATTAATTGCAGGGGCGTTATTAACGGCAATTCTAAAATTAATTATTAAATAATATGACAAACCGACGACACAAATTTATGATTACGGCATGGCACATATTTGCCGTTTCAACATTAATAACCGCATTTTGTTTCGTTTTGTTATATGCATATTGGTCAATTTTTCCGTTGAAACCAATTATTGAAGTGCCAAACAATCATTTGCATGTCAAAAACAAAGTGGTCCATGAGGGCGAAGCGTTGATTTTGCAATATCATGCGTGCAAAAACGTTGCCGTGTCCGGAACGGTTACACGATATTTGCAAGACCGACAAGTCGTTTTTTTGCCATCGGTTGAATCAAACCAACCGGTCGGGTGCCGTGATTATGAAGTACCAATTGAATTGCCACACGATTTGCCGACCGACACATACAAATTTATTTCAACTATTACTTACAAAATTAACCCGATACGAACGGAAACATATCGGTTTACATCGGATGAATTCCAATTAATAAACGCAAAGGATGATTAATGGACCAATCAAATTATTACGCAATCGAAATTAAAATATGTTCCAAAAACGGGTGGCACACACCACAAGAAGCACAGGCATATTACGGTCGATATGACCGCGAGGGTATTACATGGCATTGGTGGGGTGATGGCACGGGCGCCGACAACCACGACAATATCGTCAATTATATTTCAAACGGCGCAGCGAACGGCGTCAAATCAGTTAATTATGTATTATCCGACCGCAAAATAAGTTTATTGGTATCACCTGACAACGTTGCGTGGTGTTCGCAATCCGGCAATCCAACAACGATTTCCGTCGAATTGCAACCAACATTAAGTGACGAGGGGTATAAACGCGCCGGATGGTTGGCGTGGCAATTGGAACAACGATATAATAGGCGATTAAGTTTTTATCCACACAAAAAATGGTTTGCAACCGATTGTCCAGGCACGATTGACATTAACCGCATCCGCGCCGAAGCCGACAAATGGGCGAACGGTGGTTATCAACCGGCACCGCCACCAAAACCAGTTCCAACCGTACCGCCGGCATCGGCACCATCTATAAACATTGTTTATTCAAAATTACCAACACCGGTCAAATACATTGTCAACAAAGACACCGATTTATGGAATTTCAACACGTCAACGTGGTCCGGATTTAAATCAGTCAAAAAATTAACCAAAGGCGAAGAATTTATTGTTCACACAATTGCCGACAACGTAACGTTACACGCGCATTATGGCATGACCGAATATTCCGCAACGCGTGGCATCACCAACGGCGTTAATATGTCCGATTTGAATTTGGCACCGGTTGTCGTTACACCAACACCGCCAACGCAACCAACGGTTCCGCCAACAATACCGGTTCCACCGCCAACGCAAGGCGATTTGCCAAAACCGCCAACAGTCGAAGAAAATGTGAATTGGTTGGTCAAAGCGGTCAAGGCAATATTGGCATTTTTCAAAATCAATATTTAAGAGTATTATTTAAAAATTAATAAATAAAGGAAATTAAAAATGAGATTACCACAAAAAGATTCAGCCACATGGCGCGCAATCATCACTGCATTACAAACATTTTGCGGATTTTTGATTGCATTAGCCGCACAACCTGACACAATTCGGTTGATAAATAATTTTTATCCCTGGATTGTTCCGGTGATTGTATCCGGTGCCGGTGTCGCATCATTTGTATTAAACTTTTTCCGCAAATCCGTAAACAATTATTAATACATTGGTTACATCATGGAACAACAACCAGAACATGAATTCAGCGCAACCGACCGCATTATTGGTGCCGGATTGTTCGTTTCCCGTGTTTTAAAGCGGTTTGTTTCGTTTTTTCCGCCAAATGCGCCATTATATATGTCCGAACGTTATCGTGGCATTGACGACGCGGTACAAAAGCCAGAAAAATACGCGTGGCAAATGCAATTTGATTTGGAACAAGACGTTCAACGTCAATTGCACGTGACACCGGCGGAACGTGGCATACAAAACAGGTGGGATGAATCAGGTCGTTATTTCGAGGATTAAGACATGGAAACCATTGAACCATCAAACGGTGAATATGAATCGCCAATGGTCACAATCGAATATAACGAACAAACGGTGGTGTTACATTTTTTCAATACCCGTTTAAGAGTGTTTACCGATGAACAATATAATCACACGGAATTTTATGACAATCGAAATAAATTGTGTGCAACGGCATCGCGTCAGTTGATGGATTTGTTATTTGATATGGATTATCCAATGTTGTCATTACCATATGTCGACAAAAACACGATGGATTGGTTCGTGTCACAACAAACCGGCGATTTGGAAACAATGACGCCAGACATGTTTGAATAAACTCTTATAAAAGCAAAAAACCGACTCCGTGTTGTCGGTTTAATGTGTTTTTGTTTTGCGAGAAAAAAATCAGAAGATTCTTAACAAAAAATAATCCAAAAGTTGATGGTGAACATAATCCCTTGCAATAAACCTAAATAATGTACGAAGACACGGCTTATGATTTGCATTGTACGCCGGAATCAAAAAAGCGCAAGCCATAAAACTTGCGCAATTTTTTCGGACAAGGTGGAGAATCACTTTTAATGAACGAAAAAGAGAAAACCCTGTCCGGCATTGATTATACCATAATATTTCGTGGTTGCATTATTATTGTGGTTATGTTAAAATGTAATTGTCATTAAAAAAAGGAGAATCACAATGACAAAAATCAATTTAAAATGGCACGAAAAGGTAACATTCCTCGCAATCGTGGCATTGTTAATATCAAATCCATTAACCGGTCAATATTTGGTTATGGGTATAAATTGGGTGTTGGATGAATTGTTTATATATTCGCCATACATCGTAACGGTATGCACCGTATATTTGTTTGTGTACATGGCGGTTCGACACCACCAAAACAACAAATTAAATATTCCGGTCAAATCAAAAACCAAAACGCAAAAATATATCGAAACATAATTTGGTTTGCCGATACCCCGTTTGGTGCTATTATGTTGGTGCTAAACGGGGCATTTTAAGTTCATAAAACGACCGCCACCAGATATGAACGAACGTTTTGAAACACGCAATCGACAATTTAATCAAACCAAAACATGCATTTGTTGTAATTGTATGTGTATTGATAATTGTTTTATTCCGACCGCATCATGTAAATGCGATGCCGGTAAATGCATTGGACGATTCATTCAATAAAAATTTTGGTCAATCAATCATTGAACGATTAAAACAAATTAATGTCGACCGCGAAAACGAAATAAAAAAACGCAATGAACAAGTACGCATTGATAAATTATGGTCAGAACATCCATCGGGCAATGATTACGCGTATGGCAATTGTACATACGGCGTTGCATCATGGACGCGTGTACCGTATGGCATGGGAAACGCAAACACGTGGTACATACGGGCGCGACAATGGGGTTTTAATGTTGGATTGGAACCACGTGCCGGCGCCGTTGGTGTTTCCGAATATGGATATTACGGACATGTCGTTTTGGTGTTGGCGGTAAACAATGATGGAACAATAACAATTCGTGAACAAAATTATGATTGGAACGGGTCAATTCGCGAAACAATAACAGATGCGAAATCATATAAATATATTTATTTTTGATTTAAATGTTGGTATACTTGTATTGCGCCGATGGTAACAATTCGTAGTTGTTATCCGGACGACCGTATCGGCGACCCATAAGCAATGTGAGGTTGTGCAAGGATAAATAACCGTCGGATTCGTTCGGCGGTTGTTTGTTTTTATTACAATTTGACTATCAAAAACGATGCGTTATTATGTGTTTACCTATTTGTGCAACTGCAAATAGAAAATGACCCCGTAACGTGGGGTCAGGCGTTGTGCAACATTACAATTATAGCACAACATTCTATTTGTCAACACCACATATGGGGGTATAAAAAAATCAATTATGATGGTGTTTAATTTACCTTGACCATTTGCAAATATCAAAGGTAACAAATCCTATACGGCGTTAAACGTACCCGATACCGGAAACGGTTGTGGATAAACGACGATGGACGAAACCGACAGGGGGTTGTAAGCCGGCAACAAAGGTTTCCGAAACGTGTAATTGATTCATCGTTCCAATGTCCAAGATTATAATTATCGGGGGGTTCACCTCATGGTTGTGGATAAATGTAACCATTTGGGGGTTGACATAATCATTGCCGGAATGGTAGTATTATAATGTTATCATTAATAAAACGATTGGAGAATCACGATGACAACAACAAAATTCAACATCAACTTGACACAAACCGGATATTACGGAAACAAATATTTTATTCGTTGCACCGACACCGGAACCGTACAACCGGCTTTTAGCCGATACGGCGACACATTATTAATCATTCCTAGTTATGACACGGACAACGTGATTAACATCACCACCGGCAAATCGTACACATACGGTGGCGAACAAGGCACACGAATTAATGACATCAATGAATTTCCATTAACCAAAACTGAATTGGAAAATTTGACATCAATGGTTGCAACCGGACGCATATAATTTCAAACCTTTGCCGGTACCGCCGGCATTGGCTTGCAATTAAGCAAGGGTAAAAGATTGGAGAATCACAATGCACACAACAACACTTTACAACCTAACCGCCGAAAAAATAAACAAAAACGAACAACGAACAATTGTTACTGTTTGCCAAATGCCAACGGAAAAATTTGACGGGTATTTTAAGCACGGCGTCGCGTTACAAATTGACAATTACGATGATTTCAAATACATAATGCAAAAATACGAGGATATTGTTATCCACGAAACGACCGCTTATTTGGAACCATATAACACGACTTACGTCGCCGTTTGGGAAGATTAATTGATTTCAGACGGTTCCGCCGATTGGCGGTTCCGCTTGCAATCAAGCAAGGTTAACGCATGAAAGGGGAATCTCATGCAAAACACAATAATCAAAAAAACAAACAACGGATATTTCGGTCCGTTCCGCGTGGTGGTCAAATAATGGATTTATACCATTTGACATTCACCACCGAACAAATGTTAATGTTGGTTTCCATATTGGAAAAAGTCGACGTGTATGAAATGACCGTTGGCGAATACATGACATTTGCAATGATTGTCGCCAAGTTGGAAAATTCCGATTTGGAATTACAAACCGGCAATGGTAATATTAAAGATGTAATAATAGGAGAATTACAGTGAACGAAATAACACAAAACAACGTTCCGGCGGAATTGAACCGCAAAATATTAACGGCAATCCGATTAAAAAAGGATTTGGAACAATACGAATCCGAAATCAAAGCGGAATTAACACAAGCGATGATTGACAACAATTTGGTATCAATCAAAAACGACGATTACACCGTCACGTTGGCGACACGCGCATCATACCGCGCAATTGGCGATATACCGGCGCAATTCCAAAAAACGGTATTGGACACCACAAAAGTCGGAACACACGCCAAATTGTACGGTGAAACGCCTGACGGCATTGAAAAAACCGAAACCAAATATATTGTATGGCGGTCCAAATAATGTCGCGCGCAGTTGGTGACGTGATGTTGCGTCAATTAAAAGAACCATTCGACCCGAAATTTTTGAAATGGCGAGTCGGCGCAACAAACGCCGACAAAACCAAAGGCATTGCGTTATGTTATTTGGATGCACGTGAAGTGATGAAACGGTTGGATGACGTTTGTGGCATCGGCGGATGGCAATCATGGTTTAAAGAGGTGCCAAACGGATATGTATGCGACATCCAAATCAAAATTGATGGTGAATGGATAAACAAATCCAACGGTGCCGGATTAACACAAGTCGAACCGGTCAAAGGTGGCATGTCCGATGCATTCAAACGAACCGCGTCAACATGGGGTGTCGGTCGGTATTTGTATTACTTGCCAAATGTTTGGGTTAGCATTAAACCGCAAGGTCGTTCATTCGCATTGGCGGAAATTCCGCAATTGCCTGATTGGGCGATGCCGTCCGGACAAATTGAACGATGGGAAGACGTTGCCGAATTGGAATTGGATGCAAACGATTCGCAAGGTGCCGATGCAACCGAATCGGTTGATGACGTTGGTGCCGACAACAATCGCAAACAAGCGATAATTGATGCGCATCGGGTGAAACAGTAATGGTCACATATCACGGCGTATTTCAAGGCACGCCGGAATGGCACGATATTCGTAAAGGGAAAATTACCGCGTCAAACGCCAAAATTTTATTGACCAAAGGTGCAAACGAAGCGGTTAATCAAGACAATAATTTTAAAGGGAATTATTACACATCACGTGGTCACACGTTGGAATCCGAAGCAATCGAATTGTACGAACAAATCATTCAAATGCGCGTGGCACAAGTTGGATTTGTAACAAATGACAAATATCCAAATTGCGGTTATTCGCCGGATGGGATATTGCCGGACCGCATCATCGAAGTCAAAGCGTTCAACGAATCAAAACATTTGGCGTCACATAACGACATACCGTTTGATGTAATGGCACAAATACAATTTGGTTTAATGATTTCGGAAATGCCGGTCGGCGTATTGGTTTTATACAATCCGGACATCAACAATATTGACCA